GCCCAGCTCCTCGGGGTGAGGTTCGGCGTTGCCGCCGAGCTGCGGCCGTCGGACAAGTTGAACGAGGGGATGCTGAAGAAGTTGACCGGCGGGGACACCATCCGCGCGCGCTTCATGGGTGGCGAGTTTTTCAGCTTCGCGCCGACGCAGAAGTTGTTCCTTCAGACGAACTACAAGCCCCGGGTGAGAGGTGGGGACCCGGCCCTGTGGGCTCGTATGCGAGTGATTCCGTTTGGTGTCTCGTTCGTCGGCCGCGAGGATTTGACGCTCAAAACCCGCATCAACGCCGAGCTTGCCGGCGTGCTCGCCCTCATCGTCCGCTGGTGCCTCGACTGGCAGCGCCTGGGCCTCGTCGCCCCACAGGAAATCCTCGATGCAACCGCCGACTACCGCGAGGAGTCCGACCGCGTGGGCCAGTTCCTCGAAGAACGCTGCGAGCGGGCCGCCATGTCCCGCACCGGCGCCGGCGTCCTGTGGAAAGCGTACCGCCAATGGTGCGAGGACCGAGGCGAAAGCGCAGGGGGCCAGAACACGTTTGGCGCAGAAGTCAAGTCGCGCGGGTACCTCACCTGCAAGGTGAGCGGCGAGCGGCGCTACCAAGGGCTGCAGTTGCGCGGGAGCAGTGGCGAGAGTTCGGCGCAAGGCGACGACGAAAACGGGAACCCTGATAATCCATGGGCTTAGCGTGATGCGGGCAGGACAGTGGACAGACATGGACACGGCGGTTTTTTGGCCCGTGTCACGCAGAAAACGGCTCTCGATAGCCGTTTTTTCGTTGTTGGCCACGCTGGACACGGGTTTGCCGTACTCGGCTGCAATTGCAGGCCGCAACTCAACGGCGGAGGGTCGATTCCCTTGAATCGATTTTCTTCCAAACGTCTGTCTTCGAAAGAAGAAAGAGGGGAAAAATGGCTCTGGAAAGCCGTAAAAAACAGGGCGCGCTTCGAAAAACCGCCGTGTCCAAGCGTGTCCACTGACCCGGTGGCACAATGCCGCAGTTTTTTTGGTTGCCCGCGTGGTCGATGGTCGGTGATGGTGACGGAGACACAGAAACCTGAACGCGAAAGGCTGAAAATGTGGGCCGTTGATGTCCCCTGTGAACTCTGCGGCGCCGCCGCCGGGTACGAGTGTCGCACCCCTGCCGATGTCGTGGCGCAACGGCCTCACCGCTGCCGCCTGGTGCTGTCGGTGGTCGGCCTGAAAAGCCGTCGCGCCGTCGCCGTTGTCGACGCTATCCTGCAGGCCGGCGACGCTCGCCCGTCCTACACCCTCCCCGAGGTTCCCCGATGAGTCTGGTACCTGCCCCCATCCCCGGCGATATGGTCCGCTACACCGACCGCGACGGGGTCAGCTGGCCCGCCGTCGTGGTCACCGTCGGCGACCTCGATGCCGTCGACCTCACCGTGTACGTTCACCTGTCGACGACCGACGCCTTGAATGTTCGCTACCGCGCGCAGCCCGCCGAGCGGACTTGGCGATGGTGGGCGCCCTCGACCGCGCAGCTCGTGGTCGACGACGAGACCGGCGCCGTTGTGGGGGTGCTGCCGTGACCGCGCCCCTCACCGATAACCAGCTGCGTCACCTGCGCAGCATCATCGAACGCGAGCGCACCAGCGCAGGCGAGACCGCCGCCGGGCTCGTGCTCGCCGCCACCCTCGCCCGCCTGCAGCACCTCGAGCGCAGGCTGGTTCAGGCCGAGCCCGTCGAAGGCGAGGAGCCATGAGCGACAACGAGCCCCGATGGGCCCACGCCTGCTCGCGCTGCGGGGTGACCGTGCCCAGCGACCGATGCGAGGAAACCTGCCCGGTGTGTCAGGTGGCGATGGCGACCGACAATGCCGAGCCCGCGCCGGCCATCAGCCCCGACGAGCTGGCCCGCAAGCAGCGCGTCGTCGACGCCATCGGGGTGTTTCTCGCCAAGCCCTCGAAGCCCACCACCTTCCGCCGCTGGCGCCGCCCGGGGTTCCGGTGACGCTGGGCCTCATCGCCCTCGTCGGGGCCGTCGCCATCGGTGCCGCCCTCGGTGTCGTCGCCGCCTGCGAGGCCGTCGACGATGCCCTGCGCAGTCGCCGCCGGCAGCGCGCCCTGGACAGCTTCACAACCCGCGAGGACACATGACCACCAACTGCACCCAAGCCGAAATCGACGACCTGATGGCCGAGCGTGACACCGTCATCCGCGAGCGTGACGAGGCACTGTCAATCCTGCGGTCGTTCGTCGCGGCCGAAGAAACAGCGAAAACGTCGACGACGACATCGTTCTTCGAGTACAGCGACGCCATGGACCGCGCCCGGGAGTTGCTGGGGCAACCATGAGCACCACCATCACCGCCCGCGTCGACATCCAGCTCGCGCGCGGCCAGAACAACCGCGAGCACCACCGCGTCCGCGCGGCCCGCGTCGCCGCCGAACGCAAGGCCACCCGGCTCGCCCTCGCTGCCGGCGACTGGCGAGGCGACCCGGTGTCGCTCCGTCGCGCCGAGCTGGGCGCGCGGGTCACCATCGTCCGCCCGTTCGTCACCACGCCCCTCGACGGCGACAACCTCTCTGCCGCCTGCAAAGCCGTCCGCGACGAGGTCGCTGCGTTCCTCGGGGTCGACGACGCATCGGCCCGCCTGCATTGGATTTACCTGCAGTCCCCCGCCGTCGTCACCGGCCGGTCGACCAAGCCCGGCAGGACCCGGCCGAGCACCGACCACGACACCCGCCCCCTGGTGCGCATCGAGGTGCTGCCCGTCGGCGACATCGACCCGCAGGCCCAGGCCCTCGCCCAGGCCGAGGCTAGGGAATGGGCCCTCGGGGTGCAGGTGGCAGCGCAGGCTCATCGGCTGCGACTGGCCGAGGCTGTCGTCGAGGCCGCACGGGACTGGCGGGAATGCGGATGCGAGCACCCCGCCTGCAACTTTTGCATCGACGATGCCGACACCGCTGCCGCCCTCGCCGCCTGGGATGCCGTGCCCGGTGACGTCGGCCCCGTTGACCTCGGGTGAGGCCGGTGGCACCCTGTCAAGGTGCAGCCTAAGTCACTGCTCGCGAGCCCTGCCCCTGCGATTCTGCAATGGGTGGGGTTCGGCCTTTGTGGCGTCAGTATCGTTCGCGTGACCCTCGCCGCAGCGCCCTGGACGAGTGAATGATGACTGAATGGTCGATGCTGGCGACGACGTCGACAGCAACCGAGGCCGGGAGCGCATCGAGGTAGAACTCGCGCGCGAACGAAAGGGCGTTCAGGCAGTCATCGAGACCCTCATACGACGGCCGCCCCTTCGGCCCCGTCGGCGGTTGGATGTTCGAGCTTTTCACCTCGACGACAAGCTCGGGCCCGATGGGGACAACGCCCTGCTCGATGGCCAGCTTCAAGCGCTGCAGGCGAAAGTGCTTCTCCTCGCCGCTGCGTTGCTCGGTGACGTGCCACCGCGAGAACTGTTTCAGCGTCTCGTACACGCCGACGCCAACCCCGTTGCTTTCGACGACGATGGTCTGCGGGACGTACTTCTCGGCGGTGTCCTTCACCATCTCGACGAGGTCGGGGAGGCTGGTGCTGTTGCTCACCCAAGTCGCGAGGATGGTGCCCGTCAACAGCGAGAGCACGACGACGGCCGACGAGTCCCCTCCCCCGCCGGCGGCAACGTCGACGCCAAAGACAACCGGCTCGTCGGGCATCGCATCGCGGTACCGGTGCCACCCGTCGAACCGCTTTGCCTTGCCGTCCCATTTGCCATCGGCGACGACGACCGCATCGGTGAAGCGGAGAATCCACCGACCGCGCGCGAACGAGAAGCAGTGCTCGGGGAGCTGGGGAAACTCCCGCATTGCCCCGTCTTCGTCGCCGGCGAAGTCGACGCGCATCCGATGCCACCACCAGGCCGCCGTGCTGCGTTGCGTGAACCCGTACCGCGTCCCCGACAGGGTCAACCAGGTGTCTTCGTCGATGCTCGAAGGCTCCCGCTGGTAGACCGGGTGACGCTCGATGGGGAGGAACACCCGGTGCCATTCGTCGGCGCTGCCCTCGTCCTCCCCGTGCCACAGGGTGCGGAAAAGGTTATCTGCCGCGCTGGCCGTGCTCTCGATGACGATACGGGCCCCGGGCAACGCCGTCGATGTGAGCCCGCGAAACACCGCAGCATCGGACAGCCAGAAAGCAAGCTCCGACGCATGAATGAACCCGTAGCTCTTCGACCGACCGACGCGCGATTCACCACCCTCGG